ACCGTAGTCTGCAAGCATATCGACAAACTTTTCAGCAACTACATCAATTTGCTTTTTGTCAACATATTCTTTAAACAAGTTCCAAATGTCTACTATCTCTTCTTCATTCATTTACTGCTATCTCCTCGAGTTGGGTTTCATCGACTTCGTCTGTTACCTCAGCGGTATTTACCACATTAGCTTCTTTTAGTGCGAAATCCGACATTACCGTATCGAGGGCTGCTCCAGTCCAATTTTTTCTATACTCTAGTACTTCTTCGCCTGCACTAGTAGTATACTTTAAGCGGTTACCTTGCTTTTCAATTAAACCTTTTGCTTCAAATAATTCAACAAGCCCGCTGTAAGGATTCATACCTGTTTCATAAGGAATTTTAACCTGTACAGCTTCAAATGGTTTTGCATAACGTGTTTTCATAACTTTACAACCTGCACGTATACCCATTACTTGACTAATTTTATTACCGTCTTCATCTTCTTTTAGTTTAAGTTTTTTCATTGCAACAACAATACTACTTGCATAGATAAAGCCTTGTCCACCACTAATTTTATCATCAGGGTCAAACATATCTTGTGATGCATATGTGTGATTAGTACATACTAGTCCTACATTATGCGAACCAATCATGTTTACTGTGTTACGTACTAATGAAGTAAGTGCTTTAGGTTTACGACCCATATCACCCTTCATATCACCTTTATTAAACTGATCTACGTCAGTAGGTGTAAGTAACATACCCAAACTATCAATAACAAACAGCACTTTAGGTCGATCTTCTTCGTCCATTGCCTTATAGTCATTCATAAATGTACTAATAGTTTTAGCTACGTCATCGATCATTGACATATTAAGTTTAAGAAGTTTTTCTTCACTTGTGTCAACATCTAATGCTTGTAACCAACTTTCGTCAAGTGCATTTTCACTATCAATAAGAACAACAAAAATACCTTGATCTTGTGCGTGTTTTACAATATTACCTGCACAGAAATAACTTTTGCCTGCGCCTGATTCTCCTGCAAACACTGTTACCTTACCCATAGGAACACCTCTATTGAAGTCCCCACTAATAAGATAATTTAGTGCATACGAGCCTGTACTGATCCAATCAGTAGGATCGTTAAATCCAGCACTCATGCCTGAGATGCTTTTTGTTAAGTCCTTACGGAACTTGCTAACGTCAAATGATTTAGCCATAATTTCTCCTAATTAAAAGTAATGGGGGATTTCTCCCCCATTTTATCTTATGATTGTCTTGATCGAATCATTGCAAGAATGTCAGCAGCCTTATCGCCGCCTTCTCCTGCAGGTGCTGTCGCTGGCGCCGCTTCTGCTACTGGAGCAGGTGTTGGCTCTGCTACTGGAGCAGGTGCTTCTGCTACTGGAGCACTTTGGCTAGTAGCAGTTGCATTAGGTGATGCCGCTTTAGTTGGATCACCAGTTCTAGCTTGCATTCCGCTTGGACGGAAGTAGTTGCTCCAACGATCAGGATCGTATGCTTCACCATCTACTGATGCTTCAAACATTTCTTTCATGACCTTAATAGCCGTTTCGTCAGGCTTTTTAGGAAGGAAGTCTGTAAAATTAAACAGACCATTTGTGTTAACTGCATTCATTTCAGCATCACTTAACGGACGTTCTCTTCGAGCCCAGTTAGATGTTGAATAGTCTGCATATCCGCCTTTACTTGTTTTGTTAAGACGGAAGTCTACACCAGCAGTATAATCTGTTGGCAATTCTTCCATATCTGGATCCATAAGAGCCGCTTTAATAATTTGGAAAATTTGTGGACCAATAATAAAGCGTCTAATTGGATTTTCTGGAGTCTTATCGTCACCAAGTGGATTCTCAGTAACAAAGCCTTGGAAGATATAAGAACGCTTCTTCCAATACTTACGACCCATATCTTCAAGACTCGGATCTTTAAACCAACCACGTACTTCGTTTAAGATATCACAAGTTTCACCATACATTTCCATGCATGGTACTTGTACTTGTACAGGACGTGAATCAGTTTCACCTTTAACTCCTGCGAACGGAAGTTTGATCATCAAACGTTCTGCCCAGAAAAAAGTGTTATCCTCGTTGCCATCAGGAAGGAATCTGAAAGTTGTACTTTCACCTTCTTTAATATTCCAAAATGGGTAAATTGCGTTGTCGCCGCCGCTGTTAGAGTTACCGCTTGAGCGTGACTCTTGTTCTTTTAATTTAGCTCGAATTTCTGCTAATGATGCCATAGTTTTGCCTCCTATATGTGCCTATGATTAATTTAGTAGTGCCTAATTGTGCAATACATACTATGTATTATACACTCTTATATTTAGCTTGTCAAACGGTTTTTTTGATTATTTTTGGATGTAATTTTCTAGTACTGTAACATGAGCTTGCCAGGATAATGCAGTCAATATTCTAAAACTTACAGCCCATCTATCATTATTACCTATATCAACAGTGTGGGGAACATCAGTACGTACTAGTGTAGCTTCTTGACCTATATTGCATCGATCAAGTTCTTTTAGTCCTGCAATAGGCCAATCTTTGCTTTGATTATTAACAGTTGTATTAACCTTGCCTGTGTGTTTGTAGGTTGGTGTTTCGTACCAAACCATTTCTGCATCATCAGGATCTAAAGTCCAATTAATTGCTCCACCATGTAGTGTGCCCGTACTACTTACATCAACATGTGCTACTGAGTGTTGTGCATTTTTGTTTTTATAAAATAGTTGTACATGCCCAGGAAAAATATTAAAATCATGTTCTAAATATGTTAACCATTCTTTACTAAACAGTTTACTAGCATCTAGTGTCCATACTCCTCCTGTGTCAGCATTATATGATGCATGTTCTCCAGGTCTATAAGGATCTGATAATATATAGTCTTTTAGATCTACAATAAGTGGTGCTATGTCAATGTTTAGTTTGTGCCAGTAATTATTAGCATTTGGAAGATTATCTAAATCTCTATCTTTGTGTAGGTCTATTAGTGTTTGTATAAACTTACGTTCTATTGTAATATCTATATCAAAATGTTTATTAATTGTGTGTGATATTTCTTTTGCACTATAACCGTATTCATATAGATTTTTGATTACATAAGGATCTGATAGACTGTATCCTTGATCCACTAGTCTATAGATATCTGTTTGACAATCCAATTTATCTGACGCCGGCTAATTCCCGCATTCTATCGTATTCAGCATCTGTTTCCATTTGCTGGGGGTTTGCTTGCATTTGCCATTCTTCAAATTTTGCTTGAATTTGTTCTATAAATGCCTTAGCAGGTTCTATGAACTGCTCACCGTAGTCCTTCTCTATCATTGTAAGGACTGCTGTTTCGCCTTTTGGAAATTCGCCTGTTTCTTTATCAAAGTAACTAAGTATGAATTCGCCTATTGGTGTCTTTTGTTTCTTTTCAGCCTCGCCGTCGTCTTTACTTATTGCACCATCTTTATCAATTTTGACATCCATGGTGTCATCTTCTTTTGTTCTATCAAAATCTGTTGTGTATAGATATTCTATTACAGGATATAGTGTGTTTACAATTTGATTGCCAAAGCGAGCATTTAGTCCTGATCCTGTCTCTGTTTCTAGTTTCTTTGCTTCGCCACGTAGTTTCATCATTGCTTCAATTGCTTGTTTAGCATTTTTATCTAGTCCGCTAAACCCATTTGTTCTTGCTTCAATAAACGAATACACATCCCATGTATCACCTACATATTGATTTGCTAAGTTGCCTTGATCGTCATCTTGGCCGCGTTCAATCTTTTTACCCATGCCACGTAGTGCGCCTAGTACTTCAACAGCATCTTGACTTGTATTAATGTATGCTTCTTCAAGATCGTTCTCTTCTATAGAGGCAGTTTGCATTTCGTCATCGTCTTTACTTTTGAGCATGTCAATTACTTTTTTGCCACCGTATAATAATGCAACTACTGCTAGTGCAGGTAGTGCGTATTTTGCTGCCATTGCTGCAACTTGTTTGACAGCGCCGCCTCCTAAAAATGCTGAAATCTCACCTTGAATTGCTTCAATTCCACCTTCAGCTTTTGCAAGTATATCTGCTGCTGAAGTTGCAAGATCGTCTGCCATGTCGCCTACTGCATCGATAGCATCGCCTGCTTTTTTGCCAACATATGCTCCGCCGCCGATGACTCCTGTAGCAACTGGACGTTTAGCTGCGCCTGCAATAATTCTTGCACCTATTTGTGCAAGCTTTGGTGCTGCTATTCTTGCCGCAGTTATTAATGCAGGAATAGCTAATGCTGGAAGAAATTCGTCTGTACGTTGTTCTGTTTCCATATTCTTTTGTACGTTTTCCCAGTCATTACCTGCAGACTTGCCATACTTTGCAATAAATTCTTGTTTGCTCATTTCCTGTGCATCTTGGTGCATATCACTCATAGCGCCTTCACCAAACTGCCCCATCATTTCTTCAAAGCCATCTTCAAGTGCAATTTCTTCTTTTGTTTTCTTTTTCTTTTTATGGTTTCCGCCACAACCCATTTCACTTACAGTATCTTCTTGGACTAGATCTTCTGGACCCAGCTCTTTAGCTTTAGTTATTTCACTTACTAGCTTAAACACATAAGGGAATATATCTTTGAGCTCTTCGTTAAACTGTTTAATAGTAAGTTGATCAATCCAATTCTCAGCTACGTCAGTAGGAACATCTTCCATTACGGCCGGTGCAAAGGATTCAAATGCTTCTGCGTAGTAGTCTTTCTTTTGTAGATTTTGTAGTGTCTTTTTAACCGTAACAATACGATCGTTTACAGCGTCAGTATACTCAGATAAACTTTCTGCCATCACAGCTGAACGACCCATATATCTTTTGAACTTACTTAATTTTGCTTGCTCTTCGGATAGGCTAACAATATGCTTACCAAAATCATCATATGCATTTCCGCCTTCAGCTACGTGGCGGGCCATTGCTCTTGCACCATTTAGATGTTTGTATGGATACTTGAAACGTTCACCTTCTGAACTTTCAATGTATATAGTGCCGACGTTTCTAGTACGTCCTGTTGCTTGCTCTTGATTAACACTTTCTGTATGTTTAATCACTAGCCGTGCATTGCCTACATCTTGGTAACTAATTCTACTAGTTCCATAGAGTTTTGATTCTGCCATTGTATTGTCTCCGGTCCGCTTGGATAAAAATTTATAATCTCTTTTTGTTAGATTTGATTTTGTTATGTCTCTAATTGAAAATTCTAGCATACGCTTTTTTGCGAATAATCTTAACTCCTTTAAAAAGCCATACCAATTATCTTTTGTTAATGAATCTTCATTGGATATAAAATCTTTAGAAAATATAACAGTCATGCCTTCGTCTTGGGTTATATTTACACTTACATTTCCTAAAACTTTATCAGATTCTTTGTATTCAAAATCAAAAAAACGTGCTTGCGAAGGCTCGTTAATGACTTCTCCTGCTTCGTTGCCAATAGTAATACTTGGAAAACGTCCACGTATTTTATTAAAAAGATCTTCGCCTATTTTATCAAGTTCTTGCATATTGTATTTATCAACTCTGTTAATAGTTTGTACTAATGAAGATAGGCATGGGTGCTTCGTAATCTGCTATTTCTTCGGCTTGCGTAAAGGTATTATATATGCGTGGATCCCAATCTTTAAGCACAGCCATCATTCTAATAGCAAGTAGTGCGGCACTGATTAAATCATCTGTTTGCCCTAGTTTGGCTTGATAACTAGAGCCAGTTGCAACATAGTTTTTTAGTTCTGATATAAATGGTTTGCTGTGTATAATCATTTTATCATTTTCTATCATAGTTTTTAATCTACTACAAGCTGTTATTTTTGTACCGTGTGTAGTATTAAATCCTTTGCGGAACTTGCGTACATGTCCTTTACGCATGGGCTCACTTACAAATAGTCCTGGTATATTTTCTTCACCAAAATCGTTAATTACTATTAATGCTGCTTCGCCGATGCCGTTGTTTTCAACACTCCAATAAAGGCCATTTTCATTGCCTGTTTCTTTTGTTATGTAACTGCATATATCAGACAATACTCTTATTTGTCCAGGTATAGCTGTAGTATTGTGTTGCCATTCGGCTACTTGTTCATAGCTAGGTAATTCAAATACTTGTATAGCCGCATTGTCGCCACCTGTGCCCATACTAGGATCAAGTGCTACTGCATATGTAAATTCTGGAGTTGGCTTTTTGTACCAACGGGTTTGTCCCATATTTACTAAAGGACTATCGCCTTCCATTTCCGTAAGTATTAATGAACTAATAAGTGTTTCATCGAATACTAAGAATTCACAGTCATATTCTCGTCTAAATCTTTCTTCACCAATGCGTCCAAGTTCTTCTTCTTTCCACGCATCATCTCTGTCTGGATGTTCTTGCCAATAGCTTCTAAAACTATGAAATCCATTAACTCCAACTTCTTGTTCGTTACCATTTGCGTCGAATTTATCCTCTGCAAGTTTCCATATAGTAGCAAATGTATCTTCGTCTGAGTTTGGTGTACTTGTAAGAATAGCACGACCACCTGTTGCTAGTGTAGGTGATATTGATGTCCAAAAGTCTGTGGCAACATTAGGTTGTACAAATGCAAACTCGTCACAGTATAGTAATGAAATACTCATACCACGTCCTG